AAAATAATGGTGCGTATGCCAGCAATAATATCTGCTTCTCTATCCGTTCGTCCATGCTTCTCCCCCAATGCCTTCGCCCAGATTCTCCACATTAGAACTTCGCAGTAACACCAACAACTTTAGCATTGGGGTTGCGAGCGAGGGCAACCTCTCGTGCTTCCTGGTAGTCGCGGGCATAGACCTCTTCCTTGAAGACCTTGCCAGCAACATAGAGGGTAACTTCACATTTCATAATTAAAAAGGACGAGTTCCTTGCGAGACGCTTGATCTGTATTATAACTCCCTACGGAGCGCATGGTGTAAGTGTGTGCAAATTCTGCAGCTGTCCACTCCTTGAACCGATCACGGATCAGTTGCGATGAATTGTAGCTGATCAACTGAGGACCAACGAAGCGATCACACTTGGTAGCAAAAAAGTCATGGTTGAAAGTGCTATGCATGTTGCCACGCTTACCATAAAGATTGCTACCAATCTCATATGGAGGATCTAGATAAGTGAAAACATCTTTCCAATCAGTCAACAATTGTTCGTATGACTTGTTTGTGATAGTCCAGTTAGCAATCAGTTTTTGATACTCTGGCAGTTTGTCGATCCCTGCCATTGAGAAGTTGCTGTCGCTTGCTTGTCTTGAAAATGAACTGGATTCAGAAAGACCTGAGAAAGAACACTTGTTAACCACATAAAAGGAAACAGCACGGTGGAAATTTTCAACGTCTTCCACAGGTCGCTCAAGATATGCCTTGGCGTCAAGGAATAGAGTTCGAGCTGATCCTTGATCGGGATGTCGTTGCTTGAGTTGGACGAGTTCATCCCTGAGTTTTTGTCCATTGTCCTGTAGTTCTTTCCAGAAGTTATAAAGTGGTTCGTAAAGATCGTTTACCCAAATATCTAGTTTGGGATAACGCTTGGATACTTCCAATGCTACAGAACCACCACCAAGGAAAGGTTCACGATACTCACGAAAATCTTTCAGATCAGGAATGTATTGGAAGAGTTTGCTGAGTGCTCTACTCTTCCCGCCTGGGTAACGAATTGGCGTTTTAAGCGACTTGATACTGTGTGGCATTTACTTGCTCCATAATAAATTTAAATTTTTCTTTTCTTCTATTTCCAAGAAAAGGTTTCATTAGTTCAGTCCATGTAACTGCTGCTTCTCCCTGAAGGGATAATACATAACTCGGTTTTTGTCCAGCATTTCTATGAGATGGAGTGTGAGTATATGTAATTTTTCTTCCATCCATAATTTCAGATACTCTTTCCATAACATCTTGATCAGTCATCTCAATTTGCATTTTTAGATATGGAGTTTCTGTGTATACTTTACCATTAGAATATGTTCTGGTTCTGCCTTTTTTGTATCCCCAAGAACCTTCACCTTCCCAGATACCTGCCAACCAAGCAAGTTCTACTTCGGTTGGTTGTCTATGCTCATAGACAGTTCCTTTAGCCATGGTATTTATGAATAACTCCACCATTATTTATAAGAGGAGTTATTCAATTTCAAAGTTCGGGGCATGATATTTAAGGTATTCACGAAAGGTTTGTTTGATTTCTCGCTTGGTCATTCCACACCAAGCTGCTGCCTGGGGTAAGTTCATTGTAGCATGAAACAGTGCTCTGTGCGCCTCTTCTACGTTTTCTGGTGTGGTCTTCACAACGTCACCCATAAGATAATTCCAATAACGTTCTTTATGTTCTGTCATTTGAATTCACAACTCATCATGATCTCAGTCAAGCAGGCAAGCATGTTGACTTCCTGGTCTGGGACAATTTGAATGTCCCTCATGTATTTGGCAATGATAAGAACTGCCTCAGGAATAGAAGCAGGTTTCAGAACATCATAGATGCTGTCATAGATCTTACGCATCACCATACTAGGGTCATTATCCAGATGCTGAACTACCCAGTTCTTGACTGTAGTAAATTCTTTCTTCTTCAGAGCACCTAACAGAGCGTCCAGATTAACATCAGCAACATCCACGAGAATAGCACTACTAATACTTCCCGTGGCAGCATAACGCTGACACTCATTAATAAGACGACGCCAATCAGGGTAATAACGTTTGACGAGTTTAGCGAGAACCTTGTCTTCATATTCTACATTCTCATGCGTAAGGATAGACTTCAAACGAGTGAAGAACTCTCCTTGAAGTTGTGTTGCTTGGTCTGGTTTGATACGAAAATCAACAACCGTGCAACGGGAATGCAGCGGTTCGATGATCTTATTGATGAAGTTGCAGGTGAAGATGAAGCGGCAGTTGCTGTGAAACTCCTCTACGGCGGTCCTGAGCGAGAGTTGAACGTCGTTAGTGGTGTTGTCTGCCTCATCGATGATAACGACCTTGTGGGACGCTCCAGAGGTCAGGGAGACGGTGCTAGCGAACTGACGGATGCGATTACGCACCGTGTCTAGGAAACGCCCCTCGTCGGACCCGTTGATGACGATATAGGACGCACCGATCTCCTCACACATTGCCTTAGCAATGGTGGTCTTGCCGACGCCTGCAGTGCCTGTCAGCAGCAGGTTAGGCAGTTCCCCCTGGTTGACAAAACCCTGAAACACTTCCTTAGTGCTAGCAGGGAGAATGCAATCTTCAACAATAGTTGGTCTATAAGATTCCACCCATAAGAATGGTTTATTTCCAGAATGATTCATAGTATAAATAAAATGGGACGATAGTTTTCAACCATGATTATATACAAAATAACCAATAAAGTAAATGGCGATTTTTACATAGGAAAAACTGCAAAAACAAAAGAAGAACGATTACGAAGACATTTTTATAATTCTTCATATGGAATAGAAACTTATCTTTATCGTGCCATAAGAAAATATGGAAAAGAAAATTTTATTATAGAAGAATTAGAAAATAATATTGACATGAGTAATATTGACGAAAAGGAAATTTACTACATATCAAAACTAAATCCAAAATACAATATGACTTCTGGTGGAGATGGTGGAGATACCAGTAAATCTCCAAATTTTGTTAATGCAATCAAAAAACAACATTCAAATCGTCCTCCCGAAAGCTATGCTTCTTATGGAATGAAAGGTAAAAATCAACCAGAAGAAGCAAAGAAAAAAATCAGTAAAGCAAATTCTTATCCAGTCGTATGCGAAGGAAAAGAATTTCCATCAATCAAAGCGGCAGAAGAATATTACAAAAATTTAGGAACACCAAAATCAGTAAGAAAAAGAATTGATAGTCCAAAACATAGCGACTGGTATAGAATTAGAGAAAAGAGAATTTACTCATTCTAAAGGACGCACGAATTCATTACTAACAATATCACGAGCACCTAGTTCTCGCTTCATCCATTCTACACCCTTTTGAGGATCTGTGTGATCCCCGCAGGTGAAGATATCACATACTGCCATACCTAACTCAGGCCACGTATGAATGCTGATATGACTTTCAGCAAGCATAGCAACACATGTAACTCCCTGTGGTTCAAACTTGTGAGAGTTCAAAGCAAGCAGGGTAGAGTTACATTCTTTAGATGCCATATAAACAGTATCTCTGATCCACCCTTCATCATCAAGAAGTTCAGAGGGACATTCTTTGAGGGTGAAGAGAATATGTTTCATCAGGGTTCGAGGGCAATATAGTATGTCAGGTCAAGGTTGGTGTTAGTCCATTCAGAGATCAAGTGCTTAGAAACCTTGACCGTGTAATCACCAGGGAGAAGACGGATGTTTTCGATTTTAACATCCAGTGAATAGTTGCCAGTACAGTCACCAGAAATGGATTGCTCGTAAGTATTGCTGGTATCATTCTCTTTATCGCGGAGGATGAGTTTGATTTCGTTCGAACCTTCTTCTGATTGGAAGGTCAGATCAGGCAGACTATAAACAGCAGACGCTTTCTGTAGGGCAATCAGATCTTCACCAGTCAGGTTGAACTGGAGATCAGCACCAGGGAACTTTACGTTCTTTTCTGGAGCACTCTTGAGCGTAATCTCTGGGTCAGAAAAGTAATAGCGAGCAGACTGCCTACCGCCACGGATGCTGACAAAACTTTCGTTGTCAAACTCAAGCTGAGGGTCGCTAAACAGAGAGATCCCAGAAAGGAACTGACTAAGATCATAGATAGCGAAGTCCACAGGAAATACTTCCTCGCCAGTAAACTTTGCGAGTATGTTTTCTGCGTTAGAAATAGTTCTAACTGTGGATCCTTTACGGAAGACAATAGAGGAATTGATGGTGGAAAAGTTTTTGAGGACATCAAGAGTCTTTTTAGATAGGATAACTTTGCTCATTGAGGGTAGGTTTCAAGGGTTGCAGATTTGTCAGAGAAGTGAAGAAGAAGCAGAGCGTAGTGAAGGATCTTGACAATATCACGACGGGCAGTGCCTTTCTTATCGTAGCGAGAAGCATACTTCAGGATGTTGCTTCGGCAGAATGCCTCAGCGTCTCCACATGCTTCAATCAAATCTAACGTTTGAATGCTGTCATTGCCAGCAGAGTAGTGTTGTCCATAGGTTCCAGTAATGTAATCACGCAGCTCTGTCAACAGAGCATCTTCATTGTATTTGTAAGGCATTCACTTGTCCCAGATAAGTCGAATATTACTATGATAGCATTCTTGAACGTTGCCGTCAAGATCTTTGACAAATAACTTTAGACCCTCGCCACCTAGGATCTTCACGGTCTTGCCACTGTCAAGAGTGGCAAGATGATTTACATACCCGTGGAATTTTTCAGAACGGGGCATCGGCATTGCTCTCCTCCTCGGTTTGAACATTAGCATCAATTTTATCATAGAGTTCGATAAAAGATTGCTTGGTCTCATCATCAAAACGATTGACACAAACCTTGATCGCTTTCATACGGTCACCCCAGATAGCGAAGGCTCGCATGATGTGAACAAGGCGACGGGTGGAAATCACTTCATCAATACCACCATCCTTGAAAGTACGACGGATAATGTCTGCCCAGTTAGCAAGGTTCTCGCAGAAGTCATGATCAGCAACAGCAAGAGAGGTAGCAACCTTCTTCAGGATCTTGCTTTCAATGGCAGGGGTAGGATACTCCTGCTCGAAGGTCAAAGCAAAACGCTCAAGGAATGCTTCGTTGAGAACATTAGTGCCGATAAAACGTCCGTCATCAGAACCTTTACCTTTGGTATTGGCAGTGGCAATCACATTGAAACCAGCAGCAGGTTGGATATACTTACCAATCTTCTTCAGAAAGATACCCTTACCTTCAAGGATGGATTGGAGACACAGGATCTTGTTAGATGCCAGGTCAACCTCATCTAGAAGCAACACAGCTCCGCGTGAAAGAGCCTCCACGACGGGTCCATTATGCCAGACAGTTTCGCCATTAACAAGACGGAAACCACCAATAAGGTCATCCTCGTCAGTCTCAATGGTAATGTTTACACGGATTAACTCCCTATTTAGAGCAGCACATGCTTGCTCAACAGAGAAAGTTTTACCATTACCTGACAGACCAGTGATGAAAGTCGGGTAGAAGATACCAGATTGGATGATCTTCTTCACATCAGAAAAGTTCC